ATTCATAATCCAAGCTGGAGTAAACCCTAGCTCAATAAAATTTGGTTTGGTTCCTGATCCTGAATATTTTCCAAATTTTGAAAACCCTGGTTTTTCACACCAGAACCATCCAATATATTCAGCACCGCTATCGTTACAGTTTACAATACTTGAAGATCCTCTTTGTAAAGTCATTGTTGAACTGCCAATCGTATCAATATAACCACCACTAAACGGCCCACCCTCTGCATCAGTACCATCAAGAGTCATTTGTTTAGTTGAACCACCATTAGCAATACCACCTGTCATACCTGCATGTTGAACAAACCATTGTTGTGAGGCTGTCTTGCGGTATATTATCCATGAAGGTGTAGCCCCCAAACCATGAGCTATCGTAGCCCCATCAGTTCCGTTACCCGTCCATTTTGCTATGCTAAAACCAGCCGTTTGATTAACTGATACAGTCGTTGCTATGTCTCCACCGCTTGGTGACGATGTGCCGTTACCAGCGAGCCACTGCCAACCTATTATAGTTTCGCCGCTATCATTTAAATGAACACCATTTCCAATATCAAACCCATCTGATTCAAAATCAGTCACACCGTTTGAATCTGTAGCCTCTGCATCTGTCCCTGAAGTACCACCTAGTTGTAAAACTTTTGTAGCTCCACGAACTGCGTCAAAAAGACGATGGGAGTAACCAGAATTGTCTACATTTTTTCCCCAAATAAAATCTGGTTTAAACGTACTATTAAATCCAGATTGAGTTATTTTTCTTGCACTACCGTTACCTTCCCATGTTGTAGTCTGAAAATAAGCAGAGCCGTCTTCAATGGTGGGTGCTGATCCTGCAAAAGCATCTTTAGCTGTAAGACCTGTATGCCCTGATGTTGGCGTATCAGTAAAGGCACTAGAACCAAAGTTAAAATTAAATACACCGTTACGATCAGTCTCTACGCCTGTGAATGAAACAACATAATAAGGCTCGTCTGCAAAAGCTAAACTACTGTAAGTTGTGTCAAGGCTACCGTCAAAGTAGTACCTAACCGTAGTTGAACTAATAGTAGACATATCAACTTCAAACGTAAGACGTGAATTTGTTGTTGGTTTATTAGTTGGTGCAGTCAATGAGCCATCGTCAAATGCTGCTGAGTTTGATCCTGTACCACCTGATTTAATTAAACTTATTTCAAATTGATCATTTGTTCCTGTAAGGGGTGAGGCATCTGTCTCCCACATACTCTGCGGTATGAGAGCCAAAGCAAATCTTGCATATTGGCTAGAGTGCATACTCTCAGTCACGGCCTCAAAGTGATATTTCTGCCCTGGCTGAAGCAATTGAGAAGCCGCTGCCATAATATCACCACTGCTACCACTTGTATGAGTCAGTGTTCTATTACCATTTGTAAATGTCCAGTCACTAGTAACAGCAGCAAAACTTGTCTGATGACGAGTAATTAACGGTGAGAAAGTGGCTGCATTGGTCGTCGGGCTATCAGTAGTTTGTGTGGGTGAATCAACTGCAAAAAACCCGCCAGTGCCTCCCACGCTTCCACCGCTTAATGTTGTGCTACCATTAACCCATCTAAAGTATTCCCAATCAAGACTTGATGAACTTTGACCAATTAAAATACGTACTTCACTTGAACTAGTACCTGTAAATGTATGTCGTAAAGTTCCATCTTCAAAAACTTTAAACTCACTGCCTGACCGTTGAAACTTTACAACTTCACCGCTTGCTGCTGTAAAGATTGATGATGCTTCAGTAGATGATCCTTTTAGTGCATTAACAGCATTGCCACTTGTAAAGAACAGATAAAAACTATCTGTCATAGAACCCATGCCACCATCTGACGAGCCACTAGAAAAAGTACCGTCTTCGTCAATTTCATAAACACCAACATAAGCTGGGTTTGCTCCACCCTTCCACGTAAAATCAAAAGCAAAATCACCAGTAAAAGTTTTGTTAGTTCTGATAGCTCCTTGGTTGCCACCAGTAGCAATAATATCAACATCTAGTGTGCCAAAGTCTCCCGTATCACCATTCCATTCAGATGCTGCTGTTCTTGCCACGCCAATAGGACTGCCCGTTGAATAGTCTGCTCCAATGTAATTGCTGTCAGTAAACGGGAGGTAAAATCCTTGATCTCCAAAATTTCCATCATCTTCATAGAAAATAAGTTCAGCCATTCTAACGTCACTGGCTGTAGATGTAGGAACTAATGCTATCCAATGATACTGAAATGCTGTACTGGTATCAAAGTTTTCTGTATCAAGAAAATCTAAGGGCTGCGTTGTAGTGTGACCAGCAGATGTAAAAGTTGCTCCACTATAAAGTAATGTACCATCATTAAAAGCTGAAGGATTACTATTAGAACCATATAGAAAAAAACGACCTTCACCAGTATTATCAAAGTAACCTGCATTATTAACGTCACGAGTACTAAAACCCGTAATTATTTTTGAAACACCGCTACCCCAATTTTTTCCAACAAAAGCATTTGAGACAGAGCCTCGTTTCGTAGCGTTATTAGCGCCGTCATTACCACCAAATACTCCATCAAAAGCCGCCGCAAGATTGTTGCCAGCAGTGCTATCTGTCATGTCTCCAATGGCAGTGCCAGCAGTGCGATCAACTAAAAGTAAGGTTGCATTTGTAGATAATGAAGTATTGATATCTATAGGTCGCCACACACCATTATTATCTGTTTCTCCAAAAGCGGTTGGAGCTAGGCTTTGTCCATCGCAATAAACCAGTTCAGAAATATATCCATCCCAATTGTGTCCTGTTGAACCTGACCAACGACCAACCCACCAGTCTGCTGAATTTGTGAACACGTCTTGGTTTTGAGACGGTTGAGTTTCAGTACCATAATCTGTAACTAATCCTCCATTTACATAAAGCCTTACTCTATTAGAAGCAGTAGATTGACCCGTATCTATTCGCACAACCGCATGATACCAAGCGTGAGGATCTTTAAAAAGTTGCGTTGTTTCAAGTTGAAAACTCGTCGCCCCACCATTAACCATAAGTTTGTTAGTTGATCCCATAATCAAAAGTTCAACTCTTGGACTAGTTCCATCTCCGTGGTTCCAAATTCTTAAATTGTTTCCGCTTGGAAAATCACCACGCTTAAACCAAACAGATATTGTGCCAATGTCTGCATTTGTAGGGTCAGATGACGAATCTCCTGTATTTATTTTTCGTAAATACTGATTATCACCATCATTAATCAACAGGCTATTATCAACAGAAAAACTAGTAGCTTTAATACTTTCTCCAGCCGCACCCATTAACATATTATTAAACATTAACCATACTCCTGTGTCATAATAGCGTGTATAGTCTCACCCGTATTATCACTAGATATTGAAGCTACAATATAATCTATTCTACTTACCGCCCCATTAGAAGTAGCAAATGTTGGTGCTGATGCACCTGGAAACTTAAAGCAACTGTTGTAAGATATAGCACCTGACCCACCAGACTGTACAAGGAAGATACTTCCTACTTGTCCTACCCTAGCATTTGTTGGTCTTGCTAGTGTATGTGCTGCTGTAACTGTTGTCAAAAAGTTTTGTGCTATACCAAAGTTAAGTGATACAGAAGTCACACCGTTGATAGCTGTTGTATGTACAGCCGCTGCTGCTGACTCAGTTAGTTGTAGTTGTCCTTCAAGTGAAGTATTACCAGATACTCGCACCGTGCCTAAGAAACCAGAATTACCTGTAGCTGTTACAGTACCAAGAAGATTAGTAGCACCACCCACAGAAAGTGTAGAGTTAAGACTTACTGCACCCGCTACTGTGAGAGTGCTGTTAAGATCAACTGCCCCTTCTAGTGAGGTTGCACCAGCGACCCTAAGAGTTCCACCAAGAACAGTATTGCCCGATACAGATACGTCATCTTCAAATTCTCCTTTGCCAGTGGCAAGGAATGTACCACCAACTGAGGTATTACCACCTACATCTAAAGTAGATGCTAGGCTTACTGCACCTGCTATTGTTACAGTGCTTCCAAAGTTTGTTGCGCCTCCAACAGATAAAGTAGATGCTAATGATACAGCACCTCCTACTGTAACTGTACCACCAAAATTACTATTACCACTTACTGATACATCGTCTTCAAACTCAGCCTTACCTGTTGTTATAAGTGTACCACCAATAGATGTATTACCAGCTATTGTAACTGTAGAAGCAAAGTTAGCTGCACCTCCAACAGATAAACTAGATGCTAGGCTTACTGCCCCACCTACAGTAACAGTACCTCCTAAGTTAGTATTACCACTAACAGAAACATTTGTTTTAAATGTAGCGTTACCTGATACAGTTACAGTGTTATTAAATATAGCAGCACCTACAACTGTTGCTGTTCCACCTACATGTAGATTGCCACCAACTGTAGCATTATTAACAGAGATATTACCTTCAATAGATACTGTAATACCTGTTAAGTTAGACCCATCACCATAGTAAGCAGATGCACATACCTTTGCATTAGCAGCTTGAACATTAGCTCCACCAATAGTAACTGTACCACCAATAGATACATTACTCGCAATGGTAACTGTAGATAAGAAGTTTGCAGCACCACCTACTGAAAGAGAGGATGCTAATGATACTGCACCACCAACTGTTACTGTACCACCAAGATTTGTATTACCACTTACTGATACATCATCTTTAAATGTACCTGCACCTACTATTGTTACCGTATTGTTAAGCTGTGCAGCCCCTGTAATAGTAACAGTAGATAAAAAGTTTGCTGCTCCTCCTACAGATAATGTAGAAGCAAGACTTGCTGCTCCAGCAACTGTTACAGTTCCACCAAGATTTGTGTTACCAGAAACAGATACATCATCCTCAAACTCTGCTTTGCCTGTCGTTATAAGTGTACCAGCCAGGGAAGTATTACTGCCTACATTAAGTGTAGATGCTAATGATGTTGCTGCTGCTACTGTAAGTGATCCATTAATATTTACATTACCACTAACAGATACTGCATCTTGGAATGTAGCTGCACCTACAACATTAAAAGGTCCAGATACAGAGACACTACCACCAGCATGTATAAATCCTACAACAGATATATTTGCAGCAGTACCTAGTTCAGCTTCTACGTTTGAAAGATTAGAACCATCACCATAATAAAATGCAGCAGTTACATTACCAACAACATTAAGATTACCTGATACAGAAACATCATCTCTAAACTTAGCAATACCGCCAATACATGCAGAAGTAGCTACATCAAGTCTACCTGATACTGATACATCATTTTTAAATTCTGTCTTAGCAGCAAATGTGCCTACACCAGCAACAGAGAATGTACCACCTACACTTACATTGTTTTTAAGTACTGCTGCTCCTGATACTGTAACAGTGCTTCCAAAAGTTGCAGCACCGCCTACTGATACAGCATCTTGTAAATGAGCAGCGCCTGATACAGTCACTGTAGAACCAAACTTTGCAGCCCCACCTACTGACACAGCAGCTTGAAGATGTGTGTCTCCCACTATTGTAGCTGTGCTAGATACCTGAAGAGTACCACCAACCACAGCATTACTTACTGAAATATTACCAGCTACTGCTGCTGTTACTCCTGATATATTAGAACCATCTCCATAGAAAGCAGAAGCACATACTCGTTGATCTGAATGTATGTTTCCAGTAGCAGAAACTACACCAGCAATATTTAAAGTATCGTTTACTTTTACAATACTAGATGCAATTTCAAGCGCACTTTTAGCACCATCTCCAGTTTGTATTGGTTTAAGACCTGCTTCTACTCCAGTATTTGAAACAGAACTACTTACAAGAACTATATTCTTATAAGTACGTGATATAAGTTTTCCAGTTAAATCTGTCATATTAATTGCCAATACTCATCTGTTGCGTTATAAGTTGTTCCAGCTTGATCCCATGTTAAGTTACGCCCACCCGTGTCTGGTCTTGGATTAAGAATAGCTGGGTCGTCTTTTACATTTGCTACTCTGTTCTGAGGATGGTTTTTTAAATCATACTGTCCTTCAAAATCTTGTGGGCATACTAACATGCCATAACTATTTAGTCTCATTACCCTGTGAGGATAAACAAAACCACATTCATCACATACGGCTAATGCATTTTTTTGCGTAGCCATTATTTAAAATTTTTCTTATCATATAAGGAAGCTACTAATTCAGAGCCAGATAAAACTTTACCACCTTCCTTTTTATTTTTAATTTCTTCAGCATCTTTTATTCTTTGTAGCTGTTGTTTATATGAATATAAAGCACCTCCTAATCCACCAGCAGCCGCAGCACCTGCTCCACCAACTAAAGGGGCAGCATACTTTATATTATCTATTAATTTTTTAATTGCTCTTGTTTTTCTACGTTTTAATTTTTTATCTTTTCTTTTTTTAGTTTTTTCTTTCATACTTAATTTTTCCATAACACATCTCCTAATTATAAAATGTTATTCTAGGTAGTATATAAATGCTAGAAGTTTCTCTGTCTTCTAACAATGCCCTATTTAACATTTCCTCATAATTAGTTTTTAGTAATGCAATTCTACCTGCTTCTACAAGAGGACGTTTAAGTGACATATAATATGCCAGTCCCATCGTAAGACATGGCAGAAACCTTTTAGGTAAGTCTGCATTTTGAATAGCAGATTTATTTACATCTTGTAATTCTTTAACAAGTTCTAACTTAATAACATCTGTAGAGTTTTCTGGTAGAGGCCATACAGAAAGAACAGGATTATCCCTGCCCCGTCTGATAGAATATTGATTTGGTTTACCTGTTTGTGTCTTATTAGGAATAAGCATAAACTCTTCAGGTGTTATCCTGGTTAGTTTTACATCTGTATTGTCCCTACTAATAACAACCTCAAGAGCATTAATTGTGCTACTATCAAGGCTATAGGAAGTTGTAGAGGCTACTACTGTAACTGCTGTGGTACTAGTAGACCAGAGAAGCACACCCCTGTTCTGCCAGTCTTTAAGCATTAAATTAATAGAACGACGAGCAGACTCAGGTTCATGACCTAGTGTGTTTTCGCCACCAATCATTTCAGAAGCCTCTTGTATAACCTGATCTATATCAAGGTTAAAATCATATGTGCCTGAAACTGCCATTATTTCTTAGTCCTTCTTTTACGAACAGTTTTCTTTTTACGTGCTATGGTTCTTACCATTGTTGGTTTACCACCTACACCTTGAGGCTTTGCTCTCTTTCGTGCAACAGCACTTTTTCTTTGTGCAGCCGTCATTGACTTAGCTTTAGCTCTTGGAACACACTTAGGATATTTACGCTTACTTCCTTTTGTAGACTTACGCCCACAGGCTTGGAACTTGCCCTTCTTCTTAGGCGCACCTATGTCCACCCAATCTCCTTTTGGACCTTTCCCA